GGCCAGGTCGAGATAGACCTCGTGCAACGCGGTATCGAAGCCCGCGTCCGATCCCGTGAACACCGCATACATCGCGTCGGTCGCCGCTTCGAACCATCCGCGCACCTCGTCGTCGTCCAGCATTGCGCTGTCGTTCGGCCGCAGCGCGAACCACCGCAGCGCTGGGCTAGTCAGCATTCCATGCAGCGCGCCCGCCAGCTGCTCCAACGCCAGCACCGGCGTCGTGTCGAAGATTAGGTTTGCCGTCCGCGTTCCGCCGGCAATCGTCTTCCGGGTAAACTCCCGGCTCGGCAGCATGTAATCGGCAACTCGCTGCCAATGCGTGTCGAACGTGCCGCGCGCTTGCTTCAACTGATCCAGGCGACGACACAGCGCCGCGGCATCCATGATCATGTCAGTTCGACCCCAACAATACTTTCGGCGCGGCCGGCGCGGGGCTGCTGTCCGCCCCGGTCAGCAACGTCGCGCCTCGCCCTTTTGCCGCCGCCAACCGAGCACGCTCCGCCCCGGCATCGGCCAATACTTCGGCGTCCGACTTCATCGGCGCCGGCGCGGGGATGATCGGCGCCGTCGGCTTCGGCGCGCCCCCAAACAGCCCGCTCATCGCCCGAAGTTCCGCACAAGCCACGTCACCGTCCGCGCGGCGCTCTGGTTCACCGGCGTGCCAGACGTGCCGCTGCGCACCTTCAGCCAGCCAACGCCGGCCAGCAGCGACGGAGGCAGCGCGATATACCGGCTGGCCGCCGTCTGGATGGTCACCTCGCCGCCGTATTGGTCGTAAACGTTCGACCAGGTCGTGCCGTCCGGGCTGTATTGCAGCGTGATCGCCGCCGTATCCCAGCCGGACGGCATCAGGATGCCGGTCACGTCAAGCCCGTTGATGTTGACGCCGGACCCCACCGACGCGCTCGCCGCGATCGTGTCCGCCAGGGAAAACACACTCGGCATCTCAGAACACCTTCTGCAAAATGATCGTCGGCCCGGCGCTTTCCGTCGTGATCAGCGCGGGCGTGACCGTGATCGAACCGGCCCCGGCCGTCGCCACGGTCCACAGTCGAGAATTCCCCGCGCTGCCGCGTAGGTCGATCACGTCGTTGACGGCATACAGGCCCAACCCGCTGCCGCTGTCGGCGATCGTTCCCGGCGACGTGAAGGAAATCGTCGTCGCCTGAAGGTTTCCCGCGCCCGGGTCCCGCTCGGTCTTCGACTGCCCCCGCCGGGATTCATTGCCCGCCGCGCTTGCGCCGACGGTTTGTTTTACGCGACTGCTCATGCTGCATCTTCTCCATAAACATCCCACGCGGGGGCCTGGCGTGGCACAGCGCGGCTTCGACGATCGTTGTCTCCGTGCCGCTCACGGATCGAAACATCCTCCCCGCCGCCCGACAGCGCGTATTGCAGCGCGTCATGCACGTGGCTGGCGTCGTTCTTGTCGGCCTGCTCGTCGTATCGCTCTTCCGAGCCGTGCAGCTTCCGAAACCGATAATCGCTGTTGAAGCCCTTCCGCAGGCCCATGCAGTTCGGCGACAGCACGAACCCCGGCTGCCCGTCGATCATGCGCGTCAGCGGCAGGCGCACCGCCTCCCACCGCGCGATCGGTCGGTTGGTCGGCGCGGCCCGCACCACGATGCCGCTTTGCGCCGCCACGATCTCGATCCAGGTGTGCTCCCCGGCCCGCACGTCCGCGCCATAGGCGGCGGACGGATCGGCATACCCGACGATGTCCAGGCATCCGCTGAACCGCTCCGCCAGCCGTCGCGCCAGCATTTCGCCGAACCGCCGCGCGCCGGTGCCGGCCTCGCCCACCAGTTCGTCGAGCACAACCCACTTGCCCGACGGCAGCCGTTGCGTGAACGCCGCCGCTGGATGCCCGCCGGCATCCAGCCCGATGATCAGCGGCAGGCCTCGGTATGGCTCAATCGTCGCGGTCGCCGCATGCAGGCCATCGTTGTATTCCGGATATACCGGCTTCCCCGCTCGGCTGTAGCCGGGGATGTTTTTCACCATGCGCGCGATCAGCCATTCCTCGGCCCCGCGCACCATGTCCTCGTAGTAGCCCTTCTTCAGGTTGTGCAGGTTCTCCGCCTGCGGGGACAGGCCGGACGGCTGCACGAACAGCGCCGCGCCATCCTTTGCCAGGTCCTCCGGGCTGCGGTTGAAGAAATCGGCGTAAACCCAGTTTCCCAATTCCGGCGCGTTGAAATCCCCGAGCACGCCATCCCAGGAAATATCCACCTCGTGCCGCGGCGGGAACCGCCCCGTCCGCGTCAGCGCGAATTGCAGCACGTCGCGCGACAGCAAGTTCATCTCGTTCAGGTAGAACGCTGTCACCTCGTAACCCTGGAGCGCTTCCTCGGCCCCCATCTCGCCGATCGCCACGAAATGCGCCTCGAACTCGACCAAGGACCCGTCCGACAGGGCGAACGTGACCAGGTGCTTCGCCGGCGCGTCTTGCCCGCCCGTGAACTCCCCGACGTTCCGCGGTATCCGAGACCACCAGCTGGGCAGCGTCGTCCGCCACAGCATGCGGTAGGTGTCACGCACCACGCACACCCGGAACCGCCGCGTCGGCATCCGCCGGCCGCCCGGTCCCACCCCCATGTATCCCCGGCTGATCGGCTGCTCCATCGCCAGCCGGATCAGCTTCATCAGCGTGGTCGTCGTCTTCGCCGAACCCACCGGCCCGTTGATCAGCGACACCCGCGCCCGATCCCGCATATACGCCGCCGACACCGGCCCCGGTGCCCGCCATTCCAACGAGAGCGCCGACCCGTTCATCCCCGGTCCCCAAGGCCCGGAGCCGAGGAGTACCCGCGTCCGAAATCCCCAGCGGGGTTAAAATCTCGGAGGCAGGGGCACAGACAAGCCCGCGTGCGCGCGAAACCGCCCCCCCGGGGGGGCGAACCGCCCTGCCGAAGGCAGGGCGCCGCCGCACCCGGCTGATTGATGATCAGCGGCCCGCCGGCCGACATCGCCAGCGATATCAACGCCGTGCCGCAATCGTCAGACTTCCGGCTGTCAGACTGCCACATCGTCGCCTCCGACAACCCGTTGATTTTCCACGACTTCCACAACGTCGCCCATCGTCACCCGCGACGCCTCGAACGGCACGTCCACCAGCGTCAGGTGCACCGCCTGACTGATCCCCAGGTTCACCGCCTGAGGCTGCCGCTGGCGCAAATAGGGCAGCGCCGCCACAGCCGCGTGCCGCTTCTCCTGCCACGCTTCCAGCCGAGAGCACCCCAGCGCCGCCGTCAGTTCCTCCACGCCCGCCCCGGCCATCTGCACCAGGGTTTCCAGCGGGTCCCGATACTTCGACAGCAGGTAATCCGCGACCTCCTGCACGCTCCGGTTCCGCGCGCCCGGCGGACGTCCCCGCCCACGCTTCCCCTCCGGCACGTCGCGCAGCCCGAGCAGGTCCAGCTGCTCCGCTTCCTCCGGCAGCACCGCCGTCCCCGCGCCGACCTCAGCCAGCACCGCCGCCAACCCGGTCCGCTCAGCCATTACACACCCCCGAAGAAATTCCCTCACGCGCAGACCAGCCAACCGTGAGACCGGCGTGAGACGAATTCCCCCACACTTTCCTATCTCTAAGGAAGAAGCGCACAAACTCACAAAATAACGCGTCGCACACACGCGCGCGTGCGCACCCACGCATAACGCGAGAATCGCGTGAGATTGTGAGACCGTGAGAATGAGAACATTCCAAGGCAGGCACTGCGAACTTCTCTAACACCCGATCTAACGCGCCCGTGAGAAAACCCCACCCGAACCCCGCCGCTGCCCCACTATTCCGGGCGTCTTCGATGCTTGCGCAGCCGGGTCCGGGCGCGGGGCAGAAAAGGGCGTCGCAGTGCTGCACAAACAATCTCCGCGATCAGGGGGTTGCGTCGGCCGGCGCGGGCGCCAGATCGGATTGCGGCACCAGGTCGAGCGGAACCATCACGGACCGCGCGTTGATCCCGCCGAAATACAGGGCCTGGTCACTTCGCCGCGCGCCGGGTAATCGCCCCAGCGACTGCGTCCACACGCCCTTCATGCCCGCCGGCGTGTTCCACGTCGTCTTGTCGAAGATCGCCTGCAACCCGCGATGACTGTTCGCGACCGCCAGGAACGGCTGCTTGCCGATCGTCTCGATCCGCAACCCGTACGTGCCGATCACCTTTCGCGCATCGCGCAGATCGTCGACGTCCGGCGTCCGCCCCGCGGCGAGGTTCACCCAATCGCCGACGCTGCGTCGATCCCCCTTCCGATAGGGGTCGAGGGGCGTGGCCAGCAAATGGTGCAGGCAATGATGCTCGTCCGAGATATCGTCCGACGTTTCCGCCAGCGTGCTCGGCTTGATCCGCGCTACCCAATCGCGCGCCGCGTCCGGGTCGGGGTGCCCGCCCGACAGCGCGACATCCGCCATGCCGAGCAGCGTGCCGAACTGGTCGGCAGCGCGGCTGTCGTGCCCGGCCTCCTGCAGCAGCCCGTTGTATCGCTCGATCGTCGGGCCGATCTGCGGCCAGTTCTCGATCAAACGCCGCCGCAGCTGCGCGCCGATCGTGCGCAACCGCGATGCCTTCAGGTCCGGCAGCCGCGTGTCAGGCTGCAACTCGTTCAGTTCCAGGATCGCCAGCCGCGATCGGTCCGGCCCCATCATCGGCGGGATCAGGACCGACGAGAACATGAAGCACGATCGCAGAATGAAATCGACCGCCACATGCTTGTCGGTGCCGCGCCCCATCCGCCCGCCGCTCGCCGCGATCCGCGCCAGCTTGATGACGCTCATCACCCGGCGGTTATCGGCCTCCGGCTCCAACTCATCCACGTTCACCGGCAGCGTCTGGCTGCCCAGCGTCTGGTAGATGAACGCCGCCGACGTATCGGCGACGTCGATCAGCATCCCATCGAACAGGGGCTTGATCACTTCCTGCTGAAGCGTGGACTTCCCCGTGCCGCGCGATCCCGTCAGCCACACCGCCGGCCGCCACTTCAGCGCCCCGCCGATCATGGCCGCGCTGATCCAGCCCAGCATCAACATCGCGTCCAGATCGCCGCGCCGCCAGTTCCACGTCTCCAGCAGCTGCATCAGCGCGTCGCCGGGATCGACACTGGGATCGTCGACCTCCGCCGGCGTCCCCGCCCGATCGCCGGTCGGGTAGACATACCCGCCGAACAACCCCGGCGGATGGGATTGCCGCAATTCCCAGGGGGAGGCATTGGCCTCAAAAATCAACACCGCGTCGCCGGTGTGCAGGATCAACTCGCCGTCGTCCCCCAGCCACGCACCGCGCGACCGGGTTTTCTTCGCCGCATCCCACACGCCGGCGCGACCGCACGCCTTGATCAGTTCTTCGCCGACGACCTCCGGCCGCCAGCCCGTCACCGATCCCTCGGCGTTCCGCCGAACCCATTCATCCTGCTGGTAGACGAACTCAAACTTATCGCCGAACATCCCCAGGATTTCCGTGCGGATGTGCCGCCCCGCCGGCAACTGCACCAACTGCCCGGCGGCATCCAAATAGAACCGAACATCGCCCATCAGGCCGAGCGGACGGACGGGACAACCCGGCGGCAGACCGTGAACACTGCCGCGGTCGTCGCCGCCGCCGCCGCCGCGCCTGCGCCCGACGGGACGCGCACTCGCCGCCGCGTCCGCGACGCGCTGCTTGCCGGCGCTCATTGCGCGCCCCGGATCACGTCACGCATGGGCCACCAGCAGATCGTTCACATCTTTCAACCCTTCGGGGATGGCGGGGATCAGCACGTCTCGCCCGAACGCCAGATGGGCGCGCACGACGCGATCGAACGCCGCGATCGGCGTTGCCTTCGTGTCGTTCTGCTTCCACAGCCGCACGATCCGCGCGGCCTCCGGCAGCGCGATCGCGGCCATGTTCGACAGGCTGATCCCCGCGATCACCCGGCAATCCGGATTGGCATAGGCCACCGACAGCCCATCCTCGATCCCCTCGGAAATATCGACGATCTCACCCTCCGGCATTTCCTTCAGCGTCTTGCCGCTGACGCCGCGCCACAACGGCATATGCCCCCCGCGATAGGTGCCGAGGACCTTCTTGTTCTTCTCGATCGGGGCCTTGCGCACTCGCCCGTCGTTCAACACTTCCAACCAGGTGCGGTGCACGGCGTAGAACCCGCCCTCCACGCCGATCGCCGATATCATCGTGACCATCGCCGGCCATTTCCGGTTCGTCTCGACGTTCCACAATTCCCGGTGATAGCGGATTGCCCCTGGGCATCGCCCCATCTCTCGCAACGGGATGCCGCGCCCTTGCAAATAACGATCCACCGGCGTGTCCAGCAGCGCCTTCTCGCCCGCGAACCAAATCCGCCGAGCCGCGCCGCGCGTTTCTTCCGCCTGACGCAGCACTTCCGCGTCCTGCACGTCGGTCGGCGGGATCGCGACCCGCGCCGCTTCCAGCGCCTTCGGATCGCCGCTTTCCAATCCCAGATACCGCAGCGCCCACTGCACCGCCGCCTTCTTGTCCTGCCCGCAGCACACCCAACTGATCAGATCGAGCGCATCGCCCTTTGCCTGCCCGTCCGCGAAGTCGGCCCAGACGCCGGCCTTCACGCCGGTCAGATGCACGCTGAACGAACCCGGCGTGCCGTCGGCGCGCCAGGGCACGCGCGCCACCCATTCATGGCCCTCGCGCTTTCCGTCCGGCAGTATCTGCCGGCACAGGCTTTCCGCCTGTGCGTTCAACATGCGCGCCAGATCGCGCGCGTCGACGAACGGACGGCGGGGCTGGGCCGTCATGGCGCCGCCCCGCTGCGCTGCGCTTGTTCTTCCAGGATCGCGTTCGCCGTCGCCAGCGCGAACCAGCCGTCGGTATCCGTTCGCCACGCGGATCGATTGACCACGCCCTGCGCCCACGCCGCCGCCCGCATCAGTTTGGCGTCATCCATCTGATTGGGATCGACGTCGGCGAATGGATTGGTCACCGGGACCAAAGCCGCCAGGTTCATTGCCGCTTCCTCCACGCATCGACGCGGGCCAGCAGCAGCAGCCCCCGCGCCAGGGCTTTCAACTCTCGCGCCTCGCCGCGTCCGCCGCCGATGGCGGTCTGGATGT